GTGAGCACGAGGGGCAAGCCTCAGCTAAGAGGCCACACTTTGTACAATGGCTCTGGATAGTCTAGGGTCATTGCAATCAGGAGGTACGATGTGGTTGTCAAAGTGAGGAACCGAGATGAGAGGGTAACATTCTCCGTTAACGGAGTCGATGTTGCTGAGCTCGTCTCGGCTTCAGTATACGAGAAGATGGCAGATTCATCTGAATCTGGCTCTCCCCGCACCGAAGTAGATGCGGTAGACCGCTTCCTCGCTAACCCGACTAATCGGGGCGACTTCCACGCGGCGTTGCGGGAGTCATACAAGACAGCTGGTGATGCTGGCTTGTCGGACTTCCGCGTCGACAGAACGTCTCAACAGCACTCGGTCCATGACCTCGTGCTAAGAGGCACTGTCGAGACATCATTTAAGAACGTGATGTTCTCGCCGTCGTTCACCACTGGGTTTCCGTCCGTGCCAGATCTTCCTTCCCTGAGTTCTTCTCAGATGAAGGTGGCTGGACAGAAGCTCTACCACAGTGCCCTACCTAATAGGTCACAGGCCGATCTAGGAACAGCTATTGCTGAGATTGTAAGCAATCCCGTAAGGGCGCTTACACTTCCCGGCTCTGCTGCTCTGCGAGCGGTTGGGCGTCAAGGACGCTCAGGTGGAGCTCTCCTAAAGAGGGCCCAGCGGCGTCACCGGCAGATTCGTGGGCTTCCTATAGAGGAAGCGCGCGTTGCTGCTGATGACTACCTCGCGTATGTCTTCGGTGTTCGTCCTAACGTCCAGACATTGGACGATTTGGCCGAATCACTATCTCGCTCTCGGCGTATTGCCGAGGAGGTGTCCCGTACTGGGATGAAGCGCATACGCCGAAGGAGAGTCGGTCGACCGATTCGTATTATTGAATCGAATTACTCGACCGGCGGCAGCTACGTCCCCGTGAACACTAGTTCATGGAGACTTGCTGACGCAGCGAGTCACCGATTTATCGAAAACACCCAGAACACTTGGTGGTCTGGGTCGTTCCGCATGCCGGTATCTGATACCAACATGTGGCTCGATAAATGTAGTGATCTCTTCAAGACAGTAGACCGTTTAACGGGTCTCGGTCTTGATCTGCGTGTCGCGTGGGACTTGATCCCATTCTCCTTCATCGCTGATTGGTTCGCTAACACGGGCGATTTTCTTGAAAATCGCCAAGTCGTGGCGGACTACAACATCACCTGCGAGTATGGCTACTTTATGTGTCATACTCGGAACACGAGGACAATCGTGGCATCTGGAACATTCCAGAGGAACACGTCGTCCCCCTCACAAATTGCCCACTTCGGAACAGCCCCGTTGTCTTTTAGCAACGTAAGGTTTACCGAAGTGAAGCAGCGTACAAGGTGCTCATCGTTCGGGTTTTATACCGACTTTGACTCCTTGAACGCGGCACAGTGGGCCGCACTCACAGCCATTGGGCTGTCACAGAGTGCGGGTGTTCAGCCTAGGACAAGGTCCTAGGAAGATGCCCTTCAGAAAAGTTCTGAAGGTTTAGTCACCTAATGGAGGTGCTATGCTCTAGAAAGGAGCACACATCATGGCCCTTGCGGACCCTCAGGTTCTGCCTACGTCCCCGGACCCGACCGACCTCGACCGCGTTTCCGCGGTCCTCGGGCGCTTCGCGTCGGAAGACACGAAGTACCAGCTGTCAGTCGACCACTCCCGTGGGAACCGAGCTCGACACGTTGTCAAGCTCACCCAGCGGAAGATCGCGACTGACCCTCTGCTCCCGTCGCAGAATCGCGAGTACACGCAGAGCGTGCACATCGTGATCGATCACCCCATTCAGGGGTTCTCGGCTTCGGAGATCAGTGCGCTGGCACAGGTGTTCGTCGATTTCCTCGACGACCCTACGCTGCTGTCGGCTGTCGTCCAGGGTCAGGCCTAGTCTCCATAGACTAGCTGACTCCGCCAGAGCCGTGAGACCTTGGATCCATAACCCTATTGGAGGGCATGGTGAAAAGCCTCGTAGCTCTGATCACGGCACTCATACGAGATGCCGCCGACTTGTACGCGTCTGACCCAACTCGTGACATTGAGACCGTCACGAGAAGACATGGTTCAGAAGGTGAACCCTTCTTGACCATTACACTGGATGCCTACAGGGTAGCCTTTGAGGCCGCCCTGGACGCAGGCACCTGGGACAACATCCATATTCCGGGTTTCCGGAAGGATGGACAGCTCCCCGCATTTCTACGGGGTTTTGTCTCCCGAGTGTTCCAGAGGAATGGCAAACTGCGTCAGGATCCTGACGTTCAAGCTGTTGCAATCATTCGTCAAATTTGCGGTTTCGCTGCAAAGATGAGGACTGATTGTGATCCGAGGTATGTGGACGCTGCATTGACCTCTTTCCAAGAGATCGATGCTAAGGCCACCCACGGTGCGAGCCCAGCCCTAAAGGCTGTTTTCGCTAGCTTGTTCGACGGTGTGCTTAGAGATGTCAGTGATGACATTTCGCTCTATCGTCTCCGTGTAAAGCATGGAGACGGAGCGTCGCAGGAAAAGCTCCTACCGAATTCTCGGTGGCGCTTTGCTCACTGGGAGGAAAGGCTAGAGCCCTTCTTCCCATCCTACGTCTATGCACGGCTCAATGCTAACCACGCATTGAGTGAACCTGACGTTAGGTACGCCGCTGAAGACACACCCGTTAGGGTGAGTCTTGTTCCGAAAACCGCGAAAGGTCCTAGGACCATCGCGATTGAGCCTAGTTGGCGTATGTATTGCCAACAGGGGCTCATGGACTCGCTCGTCAGATCGATCGAGGCGAGGGGGCTTCCGCCCCGTTTCTCGACCTCTGAGGACAATAGGTCCGCAGCCCGTATTGGGTCTGTGGACAGATCTATTGCCACAATCGATCTGTCAGCCGCAAGCGATTCAGTTTCTTCCAGACTTGTCTGGGAGCTACTGAGCGGGCGCCCTCTTGTGAGGGATGCCCTCTTCGCTTGCCGGTCCGGTCGGGCAGAGTTGCCCGACGGAACTACCCTTACTCTCAACAAGTTTGCGAGTATGGGATCAGCGGTGTGCTTTCCGATCGAAGCTATGGTCTTTTCGGCTATCGCCGTTTACGCCATAGTGCCGAAGCTCCCGGGTGGATTCCCGGATCTCCGGTTCGTTCGGAAGGTTGCCGGTCAGATCATTGTCTTTGGCGACGATATTATCGTCCCCAACGACATGTACAAGCCAGTAGTGGACGCCTTGTCCCTCTTTGGGTTCAAGGTGAACGAGAAGAAGTCGTTTTCTAACGGCTTCTTCCGTGAATCTTGCGGTGCTGACTATTTCATGGGGCACGATGTGTCCTATGTCAAAGTCAGACGTCCGCTTAGTTTCACCACTACTGCTGCGAATGACACGATTAGCACCGTGTCACTTCGAAACCAGTTGGCAGAAAAGGGCCTATGGCCCCAGACTGTTCGCGAACTAGACAAACATCTAGTTCGTGGACTGCGCGTCTTCCCATATGGGCCGGCTAGCAGTCCGGGACTGGTCAGAACCCACACAAGCGATGGTGTGGAAGCTGCTCCGGACATTCACCGACTGAACCGCCGCCTATGGCGGCCGGAACAGAAGGCATTTGTCCCGAGATCGAAGTTCAAGGTGGACCGTCTCGATGACATCCACGGGCTCCACAAGAGCCTGAGGATGGCTGAGAGACTCACTCAACCGAGCGAGAATCCGGTCTCCTATGAGTTCGCAGGACGGGC